CCAAATAGCATGTTGATCAGCATTGTTGATCCGGCAAGCTGGCGCCCAGAAGCCAAGCACCAGTTCAAAGAGCGACACAACTTTGAGTTCTTGGATGTTGAAGAAAAAGATGAAGTGCTGGAAGAAGCCATGAAGTGCAGTCACGAGCAGGCCGCAGAGCTTGTTCGCTTGTTACAACACGCATTAGACAATCGTATGAATGTAGTAGTTCATTGCTTTGCTGGTATTTGTCGTTCGGGTGCGGTTTGTGAGGTCGGAGTCATGATGGGCTTTGACGACACAGAACGTTTCCGCAGTCCTAACTTGTTGGTCAAGCATCGCATGATGAAGGCCTTGGGCTGGACTTACGATGAAAACGAAAAGCCTAACATTGACGACTGGCGTACCTTTAGGAGTGTTGATTAATGTCCAAGTGTTATCAATTAATCGGAGTTCCCTGCGCCGGCAAAAGTACATGGATTAAAAATCAAATATGGACTTTGGGTTTGACCATAGTGTCAACTGATGCATTTGTAGAGGACTATGCAAGAGCGCAGGGTAAGACTTATTCAGAAGTGTTTAAAGAGTATATGCCTCAAGCAGTTGATCTAATGGCTAAGCAAGTAGTCCGAGCTCGTGAATTGGGACATACTATAATTTGGGATCAAACTAGTACTACTATCGCTAGCCGTGCCCGTAAGTTCAATATGCTTCCGGACTACTATCACATTGCTGTGGTATTTCCAACACCTGCAATTGATGTACTAAAAGAACGGTTGGCTAGTCGTCCGGGCAAGGAAGTTCCGTGGGAAGTTGTACAGGGGATGATTGACAAATTTGAAATGCCCACAGAAGAAGAAGGTTTCACGGAAATTTGGCACACTTAGAACTGTGTTGTATTTTTACAACATCAATTTGACTATAGCACCTTTTGGTGCTATAATACATTTATGAACAAGAAAAACTACAAAGTAATCAGCAAGAACTCACTGCCATTGTATGCCTGCGAAACATTGAACGAAGCAATGACATTTGCCAAAACAGTTGGCATGTTTGTAACAATCAAAGGTCCGGACTTTGAAGTCTGTGGCATATTTGGCGTAGATGCAGTTAAAGATGGTAAGTGCCCAGATGGGGTTGCCTACGATTGGAACAAGGCATCACGCATTGGACGAGTTAAAAAGGAGCGACCATGAAATATAAATTAATTGAACAGCACTATGATATGCCGCCAAATAGTATTTGGTTTGATGCAGGCCCTGCCGTTCCATCGCTATGGGAGGGTGACTCAAGAGTAGTTACTGCTATTGACGGCGACGGATCAGAAACAGCTATGCGAATTGTACCTGTTAACAAATTGGAGAAGATTGATGCCTAGTGTATTTTTAGTCAGCGACACGCACTTTGGTCACACAGGTGTTTGCCGCTTCACACGTAACGATGGTGTTACAAAACTTCGCCCATGGGACTCTCCTGAGGAAATGGACGAAGCAATGGTTAAGGCGTGGAACGAACGGGTAAAGCCCACTGACAAGGTCTACCATTTAGGCGATGTTGTCATCAATCGTAAAGCGTTAAGTATTATGTCTAGATTAAACGGCGACAAAGTGCTAATTCGTGGTAACCACGATATCTTTAGAGACGACGAGTATCGTATGTACTTTAGAGAGCTTAGAGCTTATCACGTTATGAACGGTATGATCCTTAGCCATATTCCGTTACACTCAGATTCAATGGGTCGTTTTGGTGTTAACATTCACGGACACTTACACGCAAACCGCGTGAAAAAGGCTCGTGGAGTAGATGCTAGAACAGGGGAAATCCTTTACAGCACTGAAAACGATGTTCGTTATCATTGCGTTTGCGTGGAACAAACACCTGATTTTGCGCCTATATTGTTTGAAGACGTTATTGCACGTATTGAAGCAGAAGGCGGATCAGTAGGTTTTAAGAACGGCAACGGACCTACTATGTAATATAGTAGCAGTTAAATAGGGCCCTAAGGCCCTATTTTTTTGACTAAAATATCTATTTTTGAATCTTCTATTTTTACTAAATACACTAATAGTATAATGGAGATAGCACATGTCGCTACGAATAAGAAGAGGATCGGATACATCAAGACAATCAACTGCTTTTGATACAGGTGAATTAGTATGGACAACAGATACTAATAAACTGTTTGTTGGCGGTGTTGTAGGCAATAGCAATCTAGGTGGAATTAATATTCTAGCATCGTCTGCTGGAACTGGATTAACATGGGATGCTACATCACAGACTATCCAATTTGGCGGTCTAGGTGCATATTCTACAGACAATTTGCCGGAAGGTGTTAGCCCAAGTAAACTGTATTTTACCACAGCACGAGCAAAAGATGCCGCTGCCGCTATGCTTACTGCAACAGGAACAGCTCCTGTTTCCGGAACTGTTACAGCAACTAATACAAACGGTACTGTAACATTAGGGGCATCTATAACTACGGGTTCTATTAATCAAGGCGAAAAGTTTGTATTATCGGGTGCGGGATTACCGGCAAGAGGACTTACTGCATCTATATACTATGTAATCAGCGCCTCAGGAACTAGCGTAGTTTTAGCAAGCACATTAGCAAATGCGCTAGCCAGTATTGCAATTACTTCAATTACAAGTACAGGATCTGTTTCAAGTGTTAATTATAATGCTGGTCAGATCAACGGTATTGCGTTTACATATGATTCTACAAATAAGGTGATGTCTGCATCTATTTCAATTCAAGGCGACACTACACCAACACTAGGCGGCAACTTAGTATTGAATGGTAATAATATTACTGGTACTGGTAATATCACTACTAGTGGTACATTTTATGCAACTTCAGGACTAGGTGGCAATTTAGTTTTAAACGGAAACAGTATTACAGGAACAGGGAATATTTCAACCACTGGCGGTATTACTCTATCACCAACTGACTCGCTTGTTTCTTTTAATATATTAGGAACTACAACTACAACTGATACTACTGCTAACATTGCGCTTAAATCTAGTAGAGCAAGTACTACGGCAGTAGTCAACGGGGACTTACTAGGTCAATACGTTATTTCTGGATATAACGGAACTTCTTATATAAAATCGTTAGTTTTAAACAGTACTATATCTGGAACTATACAAGGTAACGGAGCATTTAATTCAGATGCTGGACTTTATGTATCAGTTTCAGACGGAACTTATAGAGTGTTTACATTTAAATCAACCGGTGCATTTGGAACTGTAGCCGTTGGATTTACTCCAATCAATACAACAGGTCGAAATTCTCAAACTCCAACTGATGGCAATCTTATCTATAACACAGATGTTGGTGCATTACAATTATATGTAGGGTCATCATTTCAAACTATGCCAAACATAGTCAGTGCACCTTCAACTGCAACGTCAACTGGTAAAGTAGGACAAATTGCTTTTGATAATTCATACTTTTATGTTTGTACAGCTTCTAATGTTTGGAAACGAGCAACTATAAGTAGTTGGTAATCAAATATCTTCTAACTAGGTTATAGCATCAATAAATATTTTATTGATACGGGGATCTAATGAGCGAAGAAGAAATCTTTAAAATGAAGAAAATTTGGCGAGGGAATGAAATTCCAGTAGCTGATTATCTTATGAGTTATCAAAAATCTCTACGAGACGAATTCTTAGCAGGAACCAATTCAGTTAAAGAAGCTTGCGAAAAGTATGCAACTGATGCTTTAGATCTTAGAGTATTTGGATTATCATTTGAAGAGTCTACTAAGTTAGAAGGGATAAAAAGTAAAAATCCAACCACAGGTGAATATGAATTTAATATAGGTGGTTGGAAAAATGTTCAATTTAAATTCTCAAGGCATGACGATTTGATAGATTATGATTTGATAAGAAATGATAATGATCGTGTAGCAAGGAGATATCCAACAGCACATAAACTAGTTAAGAGCTACGGTGATTATTGTCCAATGGCCAGTTACAGTATTTTAGCACCACAAACTATTCTTCATAGACACACAGGTCCTGAGAACAGATCTGGAAAATATATTCGAATACATATTCCATTAATCA